ATCGGCGCAGATCTCGGGGATCACCGCGACCATGTTCTGCACTGTCGCAACAGGATTCGCCAGCTCGACGCGGGTCACGAGGTCGTAGGCGTCTTGCATGATCTCGCCGGTCTTGCCGAGTGGAATCCGCGCGTACATGTCGGGCCGGTTGGGGTCGCTGACGTTGGTGGCCCAGCAGTGCCGCCAGTCGGTGACGTCGCCGTAGCGCCACGACGAGATCCCTTGCCCGCCAGGATCAATACCGCGATAGAAACTGCCGCCGGCTGGCCTGGTGGGATCGCCGAGGCTGAATGAGCACAGGTAGTTGTCGGGGAAGCTCTCCAGCAGGTACTCACGCACCAGTGCGGCAACGACTGCGCCGGCCGAGTAGCCGCCGACAACGCACTTCATGCGCGGATTCAGTCGCAGGCGGCGGTGGAATTCGACTTCCCACGCGTCGAAGGCCTCGTGGACGCCCCGCCACATCGACGGGTCGGACATGTTGCCGGCCGCGCCGACGGGGATTCCGCCCATGGCGGCCGACCACGGCGTGTTGATTTCCTCGACGAGGTCGGCGTTGGCCTGGCATACCCGGCTGACGTAGTCGGCTCCGATGATGCCGCCGGTTCCGCGGAACACGAACGCGGGGTGTCTCGGCTTGGCGGTCGGGACGATCGGCGGGGCCGGGTCGAGCAGGCCAAGCTGCTTTTTCGTGGCCCAGTCCAGGGCGCCGCTCACGTCGACTTTCGGGCCCGGACGTCTGCCGGCGGTCACGTCGCGGGCTGCGGCCTGCTGAAATGCGACCAGGCCGCGGCCGAATCCGTCGGTGTAGAGATCAGAGGTGTCGGTGGTGCCGAGGCCTTCAGCTTGCCCGTAGCTGTACCGGCGGAGCTTGAGTTTCGCCGCGGCGATGGCAGGGTCACGGTCGCCGACCTTCTGCGGCGTTGCCCACGCCATCAGCCGACCAGCTTGAGCATCGCGGCAGTCGCGGGTCCGACCTGCCCGTCGGCGACCAGCGGCGGGTGAAGCCGTTGGTAGTCGCGGACCTTGCGCTCGGTGTCGGGGCCGAAGTAGCCGTCGATGACGATCTTCGAGTAGTTCCGCTGCAGCCGGGTCTGCAGAGAGACGACGCGGATGCCCCGATCGCCGAGGCGGATGACACCGAAGTTCGCATACTCGACCGGGACGGCTGGCAGCTCGACGTGGACCGGTGCCGGCACTGGTCCGACGTAGCCCATCGCGGACTGAATGTCGGCCCGGAACAGGTTCATGTCGATGCCGCCCGGATCCCACTTGCCCTGCGCGGCGCCCGCCCATTCTTTGTGGCCGATCGAGTGTGATGCGGGCTGGCCAAGGTGCAACAGGACCGCTTTGTTCAGGCGTACGTATGCGTCGTACTGCACCAGAGACCAGGGGACATGGTGCGGTTTGCCGGGGCTTCCTCCACCATCGTTAGCGGCTTCGATGCCGATGGTGCGGAAGTTCGCGTTATTGGTCGGCAGCCCCGGATAGGAACCGGCCCCGGCGTGCCAGGCGATGCCTACGCCGCAGACTGTGACTCGGCCGTCGCGGGCCAGGAACAGCTGGCTTGCTAGGCCGAGACTCGGGTGTTCGGCTATGCCCCTTGGGGTTTCGCCGAAGCTACCGGTGTGGTGATCGACGACACCCCAGATCTCACCGAAGTCACCGTGTCCACGCTGGAAAGCGCCGGGGTAGACGTCGCATTGCAGCCCCTCGGCCCGTAGGACGTCGGGTAGCCAAGTTGGGTCCATGAATAAACCTCCGAATCGGATTGAATTGCGTTGATATGGTTCAGAATTCGTGCAGCGCGATACCGAGCCACACGGCTACCGCGAGTGCGGTGAGCGTGACTTTGAGCAGGCTCCAGTCATCGACGATGGTGAGCCCAAAGAGGATCAGCGGCTAAGCTCCAGCGCTGAGCGCCGGGGCGTCAGGATGGGTACCAGTGGGCGGCGGCGGTGGGGGTTGCTTGGAGCGCGTTGGCGGTGATGACAGCCCCAGGATTCAGGGTCGCGAACAGGGCTCCGCCTGAAGCGTTGATCGTCAGCACACCCGCGCTCAGGTTGACGATTTCCCAATCCTGGTAGGCGACAACACCTGTCGTGGGCAGGACAACAGTGTGGTTCGCAATGCCGGTGAATACCTGCTTCTTGGCGGACCCGACCGCGAGGGTCGTTGTTCCTCCCGTCGTGGCGGTCGTTGTGCCGTTGGGTATGAACGCGTTAGCCAGCACGTTAGCGTTGCCGTCACGGGCCACCGTTGTTGATGCTGTCGCTGCGGTGGTTCCTGTTGCGGTTGCACCCGTGGGGCCAGTCGCCCCTGTCGCACCAGTTGCACCCGTGCTGCCGGTAGCCCCGGTACTGCCCGTAGTTCCAGTCGCTCCAGTGCTACCAGTTGGGCCTACAGGTCCCGTCGGGCCTTGACTCCCGGTAGCGCCCGTCGGCCCTGCTGGACCAGTCTGGCCAGTCGTGCCGCTGGCACCGGTCGCGCCTGTGGGTCCCGCTTCGCCGGTCGGGCCAGTCGGACCACTTGGTCCTGTCGGCCCCGACGGCCCTGTGGGGCCTGTGGGTCCGGTGCCGCCGGGGCCTGTGGGCCCTTGGGGTCCCTCGATGACGACGACAGCCTCGTTAAGCGGGGCGGCGACAACGACTTCCGCTACTCCTTCGCCGACTACCTCGAAGGTGTAGTCGTCATCGTTCATTCGCCGTCGTTCCTCTCGAAGTAGCCGAGCCGTAGCGGCTGCTCGTAACTCGGGTCGCCGCGCGAGATGACAACGCGCCAGGTCGTTCCGTCCCGGCACTGGTCGGCGATCTCGGACTCGATCCGCATCGTGACCAGCGAGCCGTCGATCACTCCGTCGACCCGCTCCGGTGCGGTGCGATTGACGTCGATCAGTACGTAGATTTCCGCATCGTTAGGCCAGTCCAGATCCGGCCACTGCGAGGGATCGTCGCCTTCGCCTCGCTCGGTGCGGCGAAGCGTGATCTTGTGATCGCAGTTCTTGGTCAGGTAGCGAACCCGATTCGGCAGCTTTGGGCTGTCGTCGTCTTCGGACATTTCTCCTCCTTATCGGCGCGAATCCGACACTGGTCGCGTGGTGCCGCAGATTTGGTATCAGCTGACAGGTGGCATGGACGGCAGGATCTTCGAGAAAGAAGATGCAGGCTTTTACTTCGGGCAACGTCTCGTCCAAGCACGCCGGGAATTTCCCGACAATCCTGAGTTGTGGCCTGAGCTTGTGTCTGCACAGATCACATGGGAAGTAACCGAATGAGCCTGATGCCCAAGGACCTCTTCAGTTGTTGGTGGATAGTTCCCAATGGGATGACTCATGTATCAGATTGCAAGCTGCGCTTCCGTCATCACCGCCACCGCCCGCGTAGCTCGCAGGATGTACGGCGCATAAGAGGTGTGTGGTGCCGCCCCGGTCGGGTGATTACTTGGGAGCCAATCGAGGCTGTTGAAACACAGGAGGGGAAATGAGATTTCGGTATGCCTCAACAATGGGCGAGCGCTACGCCGTTCCGGTCTATTTCGCAGCACTAGAAGACGCTCACAGACACCAACAGGAGTGCCAATTGTTGCTCGGCGGCCTGCCAGGACAGGACTCCATGCAGGTTGAGGAGTGGCGCGAGGGTGAATGGGTGGAACCTGTAGTGGTGGAGGGGAAATGAGCCCAATGAACCTAATGAATAACGCCGACGCAACGGTCTACTTCCCGGCAGGGATGATCCGATCCGACTCGTCCACCAAAGCCATGTACGTGCAACTCCCTGTGCGGGAAGCGTTTCTCTCATGCGGGCGAACAACCGAAACCATCAACAACGACCAGGTTCTCGTGAATGTTGACCGGATCAACGGTGTCGTAGTGGGCATTGAAGTGGTGGTGCTCTGATGGCTGACGTGACGCGGGTGGACATCATCACACTCAACGGGCCGCTGGAATTTTGGGCCGACAGATGGGTCGTCGCGTACTGCGATGACGGTCGCACCATGAAACTCATGCCGATAGGAACTGGTTCAGCGGCGAGAGAAGAGCGACACAAATCCCTTGCCGCAGAACTAGCCCGGTTAGCTGTCGACACTCAGGAGGGGAAGCCGTGAGCAAGTTCATGCCTGAAGACGACGCACTCACACGGGCAAAGCAATCCCTTTCAGACCAGATTTGCTGCATAAATCTGCGGAAATCCGCGATTAGGGCACCAAGGCTGCGTAGGTCATGACGTTTGAGCCGGTCATCGAGCCGGTGGCAATGCTGGAGGGGAGGTCGGTTTGGGAGCCGATGAGGAACCCGGTTCGGGGGGATCTGTTCCCGATCGCGGAATTCCCCAAGCTGAATCCCAGCAGTCCTGGTGCTTGTGATGCTCCGACGACCAGCATGCCGATGGCGTACCGCTGATTCCGCACCACCGCGTAAGGCGCAGAGAGGGCTTTATCGTGCTCCGCGTTAGGGGTGGCCCACAGGCTGGTGTCATTCACTGTGGACGCCACCAATGTCAGGTTGTCGGAGGCGTCAGCGGTGAACAATCCGATGCGGCAGAGGGTCGCCCCGATCTGGTTGGTGCTGCCCACAACTGTCCGAATTTTGGTGATGGTCTGCGACTTCCGGCAGACGAAATAAGGGCCACGGAAGTTGCCGTTTGACGCGCCCGCCGACGTGGAAGTCGCCAGCAACCGATTGAACACACCCTCGCTGCCATCGGCGAGAAATTCAGTGGCCCAAAGCCCGAAATCAATGGTGTCGGCGGGATAGCGGTAGGCCATGTCAGTAGGTCCTCCATTGTGTGCCGTCTGATTCGACGGTGACGGATGCTTCGGGGGGAAGGATGAGCGGCGCCGCATCGACAACAATGGACGCATCAGTACTGCGGGTGTTGATGAAGCGGCAGCGTGACCCCTTCATCGCCCCTGCAGCGGGCAGGGTCGGGGCACCACCCGTCCCGATGAGCACGGTGCAGTCGGTGAAGTAGTCGAGAGTCTTTGCTGTGGTGATGGTTTCGGTGGTGTGCCCGATATCGGAGGAATGCTTGGAGTAGCGGCCGTTTACGGTGCTGCGGGGAATGTCCACGCCGAGCACTTCATCCCGCAACGTCACCGAATCACTAATGTCGCCGGTCTCACTGCCGAAGAGGCGTGTCCCGATGCCGTTGAACGCCAGCCGAGGAACCTTGTTGGTGGGCGACTTGATCAGCATCGTTGGGCCGGTCGCGTGTGTCGAGCCCGCATAAATGTGGCTGACACCGTTGACGACAATGGGTGAGTCGTCGCAGTCTTCGAAGATCAACGCCGACATCTGCGCATGATCCTGTCCCGACGACGGGCCAACCGTGTTCAAGTAGCTGCTCCACTTCGCGTCCGGAACCGCCTCAGATTTGAATGCCGTCACCGCGATCGCGCCATAGGGGCCGGCATCCTTAAACCTGGCCCCACCCAACAGATTCGCGTCGCCCGAACAATCCAGAAGATGCACCATTTGCGTCCGCGCGATGTTCGAGGGGTGGTAGTTCCACCCGTAGCCGCCGTTGTAGAACGCGCGGCAACTCCGCAACGTCAGCGGCACCCCACCACCGGGAAGGTCAAAGCCGTGCTCAGGAAACCCGCTGGAATGAATCCACGAAAACTCGCACCCATCCTGGGCGGTCAACGCAGTCCCATCCGCTCTCCGCAGCGCGAAACCAGACCCCGCCGTGCGGGCCTTGCCGGCCACATTCCACTCCGGGCCCTGCAAAATCAGGTTCGTCACACCGACCGGTCCGATCCACCCGCCGTAATCCCCAGAGAAAACCAGGAAGTCACACTCAGACCCCGGCAGCTGTCGCAGCACCGTCCCGGCCTTCGCCTCATAGACGCTGCCGTAGGTTCCCCAACCGGCGCCCCGTAGCGTCAACTGCAACGGCACAACAATCCGAGAGCACCGGTACCATCCAGGCAGATACGCCTCCCGCACCGCCATGCCGCTGCCACTCAAGATCTGCGCTGGATATGAGCCCGATGCTGGAGAGCCGGCAATTTCCGCCAGCGCAGCATTGAGATCATCGGTGATGTCGAAGCCATAGCTGAAAGGGTCGTTAGTTTTGTTGTATGGCAACGCATCTGCGACCGTCGCAACACCAAAGGCATTCACGGAGACGATCTCCGTGAACCACCGCGTCGCACCAAAACCCGTGTTGTCGTCAATGACCAACTTCCCAACATCGCGCTGCGTGAACGGATGAATGTTGTTGGTGATCGTGTGACCGCCACTGCTCCAGGCGCCCATCGCACGGGTCCACTGCCCATTCTTGATCGCATCCCAACTCCGCAGATCCACCGGACCGGGGGATTCACTGAACGAAACCGCGCCGATAGCGGCACGAGCAGCAGCCGCGTTGGTGGCGGTGTACACGGCATGACCGACTTCGGTGCTGCCGACCGGCATTTCAGGTAGGCGCGGAATGATCGCTTGCTCAGGAACCGGAGCAACAGAATCTAGGCCGAGCGTCATGCCGTCAGTGAGGGCGTTGAAAGTCCATGACCGCAGGACCGTCTTGCCGCTTTTGATCGTGATAGTCCATTGGATGCCAGCGACATTCAAGCCGTCGTCATTTGCTAGGAGGATTACCGGGCCGGTGTCGCCGGACTCGTATTCGCGCTCAATCGTGCCGGCCTCGTTGATGTAGGCCTTGACGGGCAGGATGCGGTAAAAGTCTCGCTCCCAAACGACTAAGTCGTTGGCACCAATGTTCGGTGTGAAGGTGACCGCCGCGTTGGCCATGACCTCCGCTTCGAGTTCGGAATCGACGACGTCCCCGAGGAGATCCGAGAACCGCGTAGTTGGGTCAATGGTGAAGCTGGGCAGATCCATCAGACCATCTCGCTTGCGTCCAGGACCAGCAGCCGGCCGTAGGCGAGCGCCAGGTAATCGCCGACCCACGCGGCGACCTTGTTGTCCTTGTTGTCATTGAGCTGAATCCGCCACTTGGCTGGGCCGGGCGGGTTCTGCTCGCCCCACACGTCGATGCTGCCGCGCCACGTCAAAGCGTCGTCGCCGACGAGTTCCTGTAGAACCGCGAATAGTGTTGCGGGAGAGTCCAGGTGGACTGGACCGCTGTCGAACATACCCATTACAGAACCTCCGTTGCTGTGACGACGCCGAGTCCGGCTGGCCGGTTTTGGCCGAATACCAAGTAGTTGCCTGTTTCCATCCCGACCCCGATGCCGCGGAAATCGCTACCGACTGTCGACACCTCATCGGTGTCGACGACGTCGATGATCGTTTCGCCCAGGAGAGCAACGGTGAATGCCCGCGGCCCGTCGTCGTCGTTGCCGAACCAGATATCGAAGGCGTTGCCGGCTTTGGGATTAACGTCGGCGGCCGGACCGATGTTGGTGATGACGTCGTCGACCATTGCTTGCAGGCGGATCGAGTCATAGCCGATCCGCAGTCGCACCATCGTGTCCAGGTCTTCGTTCTCGCGAAACGTCAGATAGGTGTAGGCGTCGTCGAAGATGTAGGGCTGCGGAGTGGTCGACAACATCGCCTGAATGTGGCCGTTGTCGGTGGCCAGTTCGGAGAGCTTGTAGCGGGCCAACACAATACGGTTCCCAGCCCCGAAGGGCTTCCACACCATGTTTCCCTTGCCGTCGGTGCCGATATCACCGGCGCCGCCTCCCATGCGGCGAATGTCGTACTGCGCAGGAGGGAGCGGCGTCTGCGCTGTCCCGTTGAACGTCAACGTGATGGTGTTTCCGGCCGACTCCAAAGCCCGCACCCGAGCCTCCAACGCCAGCGCCTTCGCTGAGCCTGCCCTGGCGGTGTCGAAGATGCCGAGGATTGCGTCGATGACGTAGTTCAGTGGGTTGTTGACGTCGAGCATGTCGCCCAAGTTGGCGAACGCGTTGTAGATGCGGTCGACGATGCCCTGAATGTTGTTCTGCACGGCATCGTGCAAGTGGATCCAGCCATTCCCGACGTCGTCAGGGGTCGGCCAGCCGACATCGTGTCCGGTGAACAGTTGCAACAACTTCCGCATCGGCGCGTTGATGTCTTGAATCGCCAGAAGCACTTCGTCGGCTCCGTCGTATTGGCCGTTGATCGCTTCCAGCAGTGCGACGAATTGACCGATGACGGGCAGCTGCTCGATGAAGTCGAGCAACAAGCCGGGCAGGTCTTCGGGGCCGTCAATGTCTCCGGGATCAGCGTTGGCCACCGCCGAGATGAAGCCGGCGAAGATCCGCGTGATGACCCCGAACGGCGTCAGATCCGCGCCGGGATCACCACCGTTGGACGAGTGGAACGACGCCGGCATCCTGGCCGCAGCGCGGGAGCGCACCGCCCCCGTCGACATGTCCTGCAGCCGGGAGGCCATCGTCTCAGGTGTGAGCGCGCCAGCCGGCAGATTGGGGACACCACCCGGCGTGGTCACTGCCGGACCGCCCGCATTTTCCTCGGGATCCGTGTCGGCGGCTCCGGTGCGGTCGCAGTCCGGGCGACGACCGGCTCTGCCTCAGTGTGCTTGGGCGACTCTGGTACCGGCATCGCTTGTTCTTTGATGCCGTCGGTGATCCACGCCGGGGCATAGATCGCGTCGGGGTCGACACGATCGGTCTGTCGAATCCCGTACGCGACCAGTTGAGCGGCGACGGTGCCGACAACAGCGGGCGGCACATTCACCGGGAAGTCGCTTGCAGTCATCAGCGCGGAGGCCAGCGCACCAGAGAGCGTCTTAGCTTGGCCTTCAACATCGTCGACGTCCGGCACTTTTTTGGGGACGACGGTTTGGTCGATCACTTTGTCCGCGAGTGCTTTTGCGTCTTCTGGAGTTATTGGGTTGTCGCTCACCACAGTCCCATCTGTTGAAATCCGCCCATAGCTCGGGCGATCAAGGTGGTCATCCGTTCGACTGCGTCTTTCTCGCTGCGGGTGTCGCCGAACTGCGCCACGACGACCACGCCCTTGTCCTGGCCCCAATCGATGTCGAGGCTTCGGCAGCGCCGCACGAACACTCGCGGCATCAGGTAGATCGAGGTGCCGCCGACGCGGTCACCGAGCCACCAGTGGCCGTGCCCGTTGGCGCCGATCAGCCACGGGCTCGCGTTGGCCACCTGGAGTTCGAAAGCTGTGTCGGGGTCGGTTTCTCGGCGGCGGGCCCGCAGATCGGCCACCGACGCGGCGGTGAACGCCTGCGTCACTGTCGTCGAGGCGGTTTCGAGGTAGTGACCCCACCCCTGCTTAGCCACCCGCGCCAGCAGCCCCACGGACATGTGGGCCAGGATCGAGTCGCGGTAGATCGGGTTGAGGAATGCGTCGATCGCCCCGCCCAGTGAACCTATTGAGAGCGAGAACCCGACGCCCGCGCTGATCACCGTAGACAGGTTGTCGCCCAGGACATCCCCGCCGTAGTTGATCGCTCCGGAGATCAATTCGTCAACGCCAGGCATCGACTGACCCCCTACGGTGATCCGGCCTGCGCCACCGGGGGAGCGCGAAAACTCCGAGGTCTGAATCCCGGTGATGTCACCGTCTCGGTACACCACATACGGGTGCGCGGGCAGCGTGCCCAGGATGCCGGGCAGTCGGTAGCCGGTTTCGTCGATCGTGTCCCCGGTGATCAGGTCGTAAGAGTCCTCGACGTGATTGGACAGCACGTCGGCGAACGTGCGGGTCAAGCCCGTCAGCAGGTTGCCGCCGATGCTCGTGCCCGTCCGGAACCCCGACTTGTTGGCGATGCCGACGAACAGGGTGCCGCTGCGCCAGTTCGTGCCGGCCCCCGGCCACGGCTCCGGGTCGCCGGTGAACCAGCGCTGCAGATCCCACTGCATCTCGGCGTCTTCAAGAACCGGTGCGGCGACGTCGAAGATGCTGGTCTTGATGCTGCCGAC